CTCAGTATCAGAATAACCCAACCATTCTGGAAGGTGCGGAACTTGGAAGCAGATCACCCGTGTGGCACAACATCGGTGTATGGCTCGATGAATACTTGCTAGGCCCAGAATTGATCAACACGCTTAGGTTTCGACTTGCAACGAGAGATGCAAAGATGTTGGTTACGTTCACGCCTATCGATGGGTGGACTGAGGTCATCAAGGAGTATTTGGACAGTGCTTCGACAGTGGAATCCAGACCCGCGGAATTGCTCAAGGGAGAGCTTGTCCCATACATCCAGCGATCAAAGAAGAGAAACGCCAGCATCCACTACTTCCACTCTCAGGACAACCCATTTGGAGGCTATGAGCGTATCAAGGAGGCTCTTGAAGGCAGAACACGGGAGGAGATCCTCATTCGGGCTTACGGCGTCCCTGTGAAGTCTCAGGCGACCAAATTCCCCAAGTTCAACACTGCTGTGAATGTCATTCCAAACGACAAGATTCCGACAGAGAACATCACGCGGTATCAGATCATCGACCCTGCTGGTGCAAAGAACTGGTTCATGTGCTGGGTTGCGGTTGATGAGACTGGGACGTACTACGTCTATCGTGAATGGCCTAGTGTGGATGTGGGTGACTGGGCTGAGTGGAAGAGCGGCAAGTGGGTTGCTGGCGAGGCGGCAAAGGGACTTGGTTACGGCATCCGCGACTATGTAGAACTAATCCAAAACTACGAAGAGGACGAAGAGATATTTGACAGACTGATCGACTCTAGGCTAGGTGCTGCTAGGTATCAAGCGTCTGACGGTGCTTCCTCAATTATTGAAGACTTAGCTGAGATGGAAATTATCTGCAATCCAGCCTCTGGTCTTGATATCGAAGAAGGGCTTCAGGCATTGATTAGCAAGATGAGCTACGACACCAGTAAACCTCTGGATTCTGTCAATAGACCTCACTTCTACATATCACAAGACTGCGAAAACATCATCAGAGCATTGGCGGAATATACTGGAGATCAGGGACTTAAAGAAGCATGGAAAGATCCTGTTGACGTTCTTCGTTATGCTGCTATTGCTGATCTGGATCACGTTGACGCTAAGAAATCACAAATAACAATACAAGGAAATGGTGGATATTAACTGCTGGAAACAGGGAGACATTGTCGAGAAGTTGGAAGTAAAACCAGCGGAGGCAAAAGCATTTCGTGACGAGTTCCTAATCAAGGGCGTTCACTGGGATAAGACTGGGGCGACCATCTACTGGACTGACCATGCCATGTGGATGTTTAAGAAGCACCTTGCAGAGCCAGTGGCCAGCGACACTGAGATCGAGGTGTTTATCCTTGGCCCAGCTTCTAACCCGAGATTCGTATATGGTGACCTTGACGGAACACGTATTCCAATAGAATGTTCACAGAAGGATTCTCAGCGGATCGTCAAGAAGATGGTGACAGTATCGGTCAGGGAAGAAAACGGAGAATTTTACTACAGCTATAACTTATGAAATCAGCAGAAGAAGAAAACATGGAGGGTGAGTCACTCATCTACGCGGCCACAGAACCAGACATTCAGTCTCTCAGGAGTGCTTATGACAACTGCCTTCTGCAACTTGACGAATACTTTGAAATCTGCAATCGTAGTTACGATGACAGACGCAATATCTGGGACGGCAAGACTACAGACCTTCGTAAGAATGGATCAAACGCCTTCCCATGGGATGGTGCATCCGACATGGAGGTCAATGTCATTGGCGAGCGAATCGATGCTTTCGTTTCCATCTTGGATCAGGCACTGACCAGAAGCCACATCAAGGCATTCCCAACAAGCACAACGTCTATTCCTCGTGCAGCATTGGTGTCCTCATTCCTCAAGTGGATGAAGTCTAGCTATATTCCTGACTTTAAGAATCAGATGGAGCTTGGCGCAAACTACCTGCTTGAGAAGGGCATCATGGTTAGCTATGTCGGATGGAAGCGAGAAAAGCGTACGTTCCTGCAAGATGTTTCGTTAGATCAACTGGCACAGGCATCTCCAGACATGGCAGAAATGATTATTAACGCTACGGACGATGAGATGCTGATTGACATGGTCATTCAGGCATTCCCACACATGACTCCCAAGCGTGTTAAAAAGTTTCTCAAGGAGATCCGCAAGACTGGCAAGGCAAGTATCCCTGTCCCTCGTATGTCTGTGGACTGCCCATTCGTTCACTCCTGTGCGCCTGATGGAGAGGTTCTATTCCCCCCGTACGTCATTGACCCACAGGCAGCACCTTATGTCTTCTGGAGGACGTTTATGACCGCTCAAGAGCTTGAGAAGAAGGTGGCATCAGAAGGATGGGACGAGGAGTGGGTTGACGATGCAATCGACAATCTCAGGGGCAAGGACTCCTACTATCTCGACGGGCAAAAGGCGAAGCGATTCACCAACCTGCCAATCTCCAACGATACCGATCTTGTGATGGTGGTCTATGCCTACCAACGCCTGATTGACGAGGATGGAGCCGAGGGTATCTACTGCACTGTGTTCAATCCAAACGTCGATGGCTATGCCAAGAACGAGTTGCTTAATGGCTATGATGACTATCCGTTCATCGTTACCAGACTCAGCAACAACCAGAAGCGAATGTATGAGGTTCAGACGTTCCCTGACATCCTTCGTGGCGCACAATTACAAATCAAGACCGAGAGAGATAGTCGAATCGACAGAGCGAGTTTAGCTACACTTCCTCCGCTTATGCATCCTGCGGGGAGACCTCCATCTGACTGGGGGCCGGGACGCAGAGTGCCATACAGACGCTTGGGTGAGATTGCATTTGGCCCAGTCCCTCCTGCTGATAATGGCTCTATGGAGATTGAATTGTCTATGAACGCACAGGCAGATAGGGCAGTTGGATTGGACATGAGTAGTCCTATCTCAGCAGTGCGCCAGCAATTCTTCGTCAACAAGTACTTGGATCACGTCAAGGATGTCCTTGGCCTTGCATGGAAGTTGTTCCAGCGCATGGGGCCAGATGAGATCTTCTTCCAAGTAACGGGCAATCCAAACCCACAGACGATGACCAAGGGATCACCAGATGAAAACTATTCGTTTAGTGTTTCGTTTGATTCGCTCAGTGCTGATCCAGAGAACGCAGAGTCACGCATGAAGCAGATTGGAAGCCTCGTTCAGTTTGACCGCAATGGACGCATTGACATGGACAAGTTCCTTGAGTTTGCGGCTATGAGCATCGACCCAGTGTTTGGTGACTATGTTCTCCAGCCTGCTGAGGAGGCTACCGCAAAGGTTCAAAAACAAGTCACAGACGACTTGGCGAAGATATATGCTGGTATCGAGATGCCTGCCCAACCTAACGGCGCACAGATTGCAATGCAGATGCTTCAGGCGTATGCACAGCAGCCAGATGTTGCACAGAGAGCACAGCAGGACGAAGCATTTGGTCAACGACTTCAGAAGTATGCAGAGCAATACCAGTTCCAGATGCAGCAAGCACAGAACGCTCAGATCGGGCGTATCGGCACTGCACCTGCACAAATGGGTGGGATGGAAACTCAAGGCATGAACCAGCAGTAACATGGAGAAGCGATTCAAGAAGGTTATCACCAACCCAGAGACTGGTCGCAAGAAGACAGTTCGCTATGGTCAAGCTGGGAAAGCTGCGTCAGGTGGTGATAGAATCCGTCCATTAACAAAAAAGGCCGACGCGTATTGTGCGAGGTCTGCAAAGATCAAGGGCGACTGGAAGTCTGATCCTAACTCACCAAACAGTCTATCGAGAAAGAAATGGAAATGCCAAGGCCGCAAGTCAGTTAAATAATATGATACCAGTACCAACACTACCAGAAGCAGTAGCAATCCTAGCAAATAACGAGGAGTTCAAGGTTTTCCTTGGCTTCCTAGAGGATGAGAGAGAAGTGTTTATTGCTAACCTGAGGCAGGCTGAGAATCCAAACGAAGTAATGAAACTAGCGGGTTCCATCTCAACACTTGACGAGATTCTGCAATTCGTTAGTATGAGTTCCTCTAAGTAACGCTGTCACGTCTATTTAGGTTCTTTGTCATAATAACGCGCCCTAGTAGTTAAATGCTGCTAGGGCGTTTTCCGTTGTGCAGAAAAAATACCAAGGGGGGTTGACAAGCTAAAAATATATAGGCAGTTGTGTCCTATCGCTACCGCCTAGCGTAATTGGCGTTTTAATATATGAGTGAAGAATCATCGGCCATCGCTGGGGTCACAGAACCAGTGTCAAACGTATCAGTTGA